ATGCAGCTAAGGCTGTAAGAGTTCTATCATCTTATGGTGATTTAAATAACCTAGTATTTAAAACATCGGTTGGTATTGAAGAGTATAACGATAAGAAGAACAATAAGCTTGATAGAATTATTGTTCCGGGTATGCCTGAATACACACAACCAAAGGGTCCAGATGGTTTAGTAAGACAACCTAAACCCTCAACAGAATCTGTGCAAACTACAGTAGATGCTACCCCAATTGCAGCTCAAGGCACAGTAGCAGAAGCTCCTTCACAGGCTCCTGCGAATAGCTCAGGCAAACCATCCTGGGCATAAGACAGTAGGTAATTATCATTTAACCTATTCCTATAGGCTTGTGGGAGAGCCTATTGTCAAAAATCTCCCACATTAACTAGGAGTGTTCTTTATGTATTGCTGGAAACCTTTAACTAAAGAACAATCAAACATTGTGAAAATTGCAGGAAGGAGAAGAATTTGTGGATTATGTAATCATGTCGGGGCCAATCCTTTTATTTATAGCTATAATCCGATTGGTGGAGATAACATTTTAAATTATTTTGGGTGCATGCAAGCACTTGCTTTTATTAACAAACATACAGATAAGGGAATTAATATGTATACAGGAACAGAACCAGAGAACAAAGCTGTACAAGACACTATAAAAGATGTCGTACCAAATTTTGAGGCTATAGGTTGGGAAACTAAAATAGCTGAAATATCACCAGACCAAATATTTAATTTAGTAACAACATTGTTAGTTGCTTACAGAAATAGATTACACGAAAGAATACAAGAGGATGTTAGAGAGTCGAGTTCGGTAAATTATAAGGCTCAAAATTTTAAAGAATCTTCAGAAGAAAAACCAGATAAAAATAAAAAATATGATACACCCTTTGACGACGAGATTCCTTTTTAAATGATAGATCTCAATCCACCTATAAACAACGGAGATGTTAGTGATTTGGTAATGCCATTCATTGACAATGCTCTGGTTCTTGAAAACCAAAAAGAACCAAAAAGAACTTATCTTGGAGCTTCATCTCTTGGAGAACCATGTAAAAGAAAATTACAATATCGTTACATGCAAACTCCTCCAGACGAAGGTAAAGATTTTGATGGTAGAACATTAAGGATATTTCAAGTTGGTCATAACTTTGAGGATCTAGCTATTGCATGGCTAGTAAAAGCAAAATTTAATTTACTTACACAAGATAAACAAGGTCGTCAGTTTGGTTTTGATACTGCTGAGGGAGAAATAAAAGGCCATGTCGATGGTATTATAACAGATGGACCTGTTGATTGGTCCTACCCATTTTTGTGGGAGTGTAAATCAGCTAACGATAAAAAATGGAACGAGTTTAAAAGAAAGGGTACAAAAGAAACGAATCAAGTTTATTACGCACAGGTAGTTTTATATCAAGCTTATATGGGTTTAATGGATAATCCTGCCTTGTTTACTGTTGTAAATAAAAACACGCAAGAGATATATTTTGAAAAAATACCTTTTGATGCTAAGGTTGCACAAAGGGTGTCAGATGCGGCGGTTAATATTTTAAAAGCAACAAGCAGTGACGAAATGATGCCTAGAGTAGCAGCGAAGGCAGATAGTTTTTTATGTAGGTTTTGTGAATTTAAGAGTAGATGTTGGGAAATAAAAAATGATAAAGAGCAATCATCTGGACTTCAACCAAGTTGGAAATGATATTCCATCACAGTTTGATGTTACAGATTTTAAAATTAGAGCGAAGGGATCATTAAAAAGCATATTCAGTTATATGTTTCCAAATGGTCGTATACGAGGAAATGAATTTGTTATCGGTGATTTACAGGGTTCGCCAGGAGATTCATGCTCATTTAACTTAGATAAAGATGGTTTAGGAAGTGAGTTTAACGGTGGTAATTCATTCAGTGATTTTATTGATGTATGGTCATATTCACAAAACACTTCGTTTCAAGACTCAGTAAAAGAAATATCAGAAAGATTTGGCATACCTCTACAGCATACATATGTTGAGCCTGCTCAACCAACATACAAACAAGAACCTAAACAAGAAAAAGTTATAGAACACAAGTACTTAGATAAAGATAACAGTTTGTTGTGTACTGTTCTTCGTATTGAAATGGATAACGGAGAAAAAACTTTTAGACCTAGACTAGCAAGTGGTGAATACAAAATGCCTGTTATTAGACCCTTGTATAATATTCCTAATATATGCAATGCAAGTACCATTGTATTTGTTGAAGGAGAAAAATGTGTAGATGCTCTAGCAACTAAAAATATACCGGCAGCAAGTGCTATGGGAGGATCCAATACTAATCTTGATAAAACGGATTGGAGCGTCTTAGAAGGCAAGAATTTAATTATATGGCCAGACAATGATGATGCAGGAAAAAAGTTCGCTAACAAGCTCTCTCATCATTTAAACAATATATGTGCATCAGTTAAGGTCGTAGATGTTCCTGACTACAAACCAAAAGGTTGGGACGTTGCTGATGCAATAGAAGAAAATTTTGACATTGATGAAGTATTAAACACACAAGGTACAGCACCTATTAATTTGTTAAATAACTCTTTATCTGTTAAAAATTTAGTTCAAGGCAAAGCCCCAGCTTATGAATATTTGTTGGAGTCAACTTTACCTAAAGGAGTTGCAGGAATTTTAGCTGCATCTGGTGACACAGGTAAAGGTATATTGACTCTCGACTTGGGCATGAAAATAGCATACGGCAAAGTAGGAATAGATACTGCTTTCGATGCTACATTACTTGATAACGGCAATGTCGTTATCTTAACAGCAGAGGACGAAAAAGATGAAATACATAGACGTATTGAAAAGTTGGATACTGAAGGGCATAGATTTAGGGAAACAGGGTGTGACTTACATATTATCCCGTTCCCAGACCATGGTGGCGTTGTACCTATCGTTGCAATCCAAAATGGTCGCCCTGTTATCACGGATGAGTGGAAACAGATTGAGCGACAGATTATGCAAATGGATAATTTGGCTCTCGTTGTTATTGATCCTCTTGCTAGTTTTATTCTAGCAGACATCAATGCAGACCCATCTCATGGTGCATTTGTAACAGGATACTTTGCAAGCTTAGCAACAAGAACAAATGCTACGTTTCTCATGGTACATCACATGACTAAGATAGACATGAAGTATCCTGTTCGCACCCCAGAACATGCTCGTAACTTAATTAGAGGTACATCAGCTCTTGTAGACGGAAGTAGATTTGCCATGGCATTATGGCCTGCTCCTGAGTCAGAGGCTAAAACAGTATGTTTAAAAGTAGAAGAAACATTTAAAAGAAACAAAGTTATATACGGAGCCGTTGTTAAATCAAATGGTCCTGTTAACCGAGAGGTTAGAATATTTGTTCGTAACGACGAGTCGGGATTACTAGAAGGTACATCACAAGATATATCTGTTGTAGACGAACAAGATAAAGTTATAAGGCTTAGAAGTCTTGTTCAAATAATTAAGTTATCAGCTCAAAAAGGCAATCCTTTTACTGTTACAGGCGAAGATGGTTTTGTAGCTCGTGAAGGCGAAATGCCTCCTGAGTTAAAAGGTGTATCTCAAAGTACATTCAGAAGATATGTATCAGAACTTATTGACGACAGAAAAATAGTCCGTGCAAGACTTAAAGAAAATACAGGTCAAGCTAAGTATTTAGATGTGCCTGAAGGACCATTTGCTAATGGATATGGGGAATTGAGAGCAGGTAAAGTTACCTAGCTAAAGGGTTATCATTATCACCAAGCTTATCAATCCTGTCCTCTGTTCTATCTAATCTTTTTTCTAAGTTGTCGACTTTTGTTGTTAGCTCAGCGATAGACTCTTGCAAGGGGGCAATGTTTACAGTCTTAATTTTCTTTTTCTCAATGTTGTCAAGACGTAAATTAAACTGTCCCCAGGTGTAAAAACCGCCACCTATGGCTGTGATTACCCCTACTATGGTAATGTACTGTTGAAGTTTTCCAAGTATATTTTTCATTTTATTTTCCTCATTGCTATTGACATTATTTCTTTCCTATATAGAGACCGAACCAAGCTGCACCCGCACCTACAATAACCGATACAAATGCTGATTGAGAGTTAGTAGGATCTGGCAATGTCATAAACCAGTCGCAAGTCTTGTAAAACATAACACCATACAATGTTATCAATATGCGTGGAAAGACTCTCCACTTGTCAAAACCTTCTGGGTTGTTATACCAAGAAACTCTTTCTACTTCGACTACCTTTACTTCTTCGGTCATCTAAAAAACTCCATATTTTGTGTGCCTATTATATTAGATTGTTGATCTAAGTTTGTGTTAACTAGGCCATTATAGTTATTTATATTATCATCTAAACTTACATTTGCATATATAGTTCTAGGTTCGTACCAATTAGCTCCGTCAGGTATGTTCATACTTTGATATGTATTAAAACCAGGCGAGTAACCCATATAAGCAAGCAAGTTAGCTTGTCCTTGCACATTGTACTCACCAGACTCACTCTGACTTCTTTCGTTTTCTTCTTGTTGAGCCTGCATATTTTGACTTACTATATCCTCCGCAAGTTGATCAGCCTCTGAAGAAGTCATTACAGATGATGTAACACTTTGTATTTGGTTCTCCATAGTAGTTACTTGCACCTCAGCCATCGTTACAGAAGGTGTATTATCCATAGAAGGCATAGGAAGTATCTCAATAGATTGCAGCACATTATTAGTTTCTACTTGTGCACTAGCAATTTGATTAGAAACAGTAGGTGAACTAACATTCCCTACGTTTACATTAGAGGCATCAACAGTCGAGTTAGAACTTTGCGAATTAGAACCATTATAAGATGAAGAATAACTATTAGATACAATAGATGACACAACGTCATTTATTCTAGCGT